TATAGCCTTTTGGCGGTGTTTCTTTTCCTCTATAGTCGCCTGGGCGTGGTGGTGTACTGTTGCTTGCATTTTCACCAATTTGCCAACCAATGCGAAACCGACCAAGATCAACCGGACTACTTTCTTTTAACCTGCGGTCGGTCGTAAACACTGTCGCACGCAGCAACTGCTCTACCTGGCCCTCCATATAATCAGCAATCTTCGCCAGCTTGATTTCTCTTGCCATCATCAAGCCCTTAAAAACAACTGATACACAATCGCTTGGTTGGCCTGCTCCACCGTTTCAATACGCACAATCTGATGCGTCACGCCGCTGATCAGCACTTTGTCATCAACTCCAGGGACAGCAGACAATGCTGATGCTGCAACCGTCAACTTCTTGTCGTCACCACGCACAAGGTCATTCACCTCCGCTGCATTCACGTCTTCCAACACACCCTTGACGGTTATGTCTTCCAAACCAATGGCATGATCAGGCACTGTGCCAGTCGTGGTGTCATAGTCGCCACTCGTAACAAATCGGATCGTGACATCACCACCAAACTTGCCGATGGCTTTGTTGGCAACCTTTCGCAGTGAATCAGCAAGTGCCATCAGATCTTGTAGGCGATACAAGCACCATTCTGGAGCTGGATGCTAGTGAAGTAACCCTCAAGGGCTGTGCTTGCGTCAACAGTTGCACCAGAAAAGTCATTATCAGTCACATTTTCGCTGAGGATTTCAGTGATTGTGCTGCTCTCGTAAAAGGCAATATACGAAAACTGGCCAGTATGCACGGCAGTATCATTGATCACCTCAGCGCCGATAGTGTAGTCAACTGGTGCGTGGCCGCCGGTTAGTTTTGTCATGATCAGATTTTGTAAGCGATGACAGCGCCACCGTTATTCAGTGTAAATGCAGTAAAGACGCCTTGAATTTCAAAGCCTGCAGGCAGTCCTTCATCCAAGATACTATTGCCGGTCCAGTTGTGAACGGTCAAAGCATCAAAGCTAGTGTTGCTCTTCAAAATGACGATTCGACGCCAGCGCCCATTTTGTGCGTCAGTGCTATTAACGAAATCAGCACCAATGCTGTAAGACGGATCAATAGAAGTTTCGTAAGGCATGATCAGCTCCGTTTCACAGCAATGTTGCCTGGTCCACTTATTCTAAGCCCTATCAGGTAACGTTCAATGATTGGCGGGATGCGATCAGCACCTACAGCGCCGGACTTGTCAGGCGTTACGTTGATCGGTCCGACCTGCACGTTTTTATAGTCCTCCAACCCGCTTAGCCCAATCCCGTCTTTGTTGTTATTCAGGTACACCGCTAGGATCGCCTGTGCCTTTTGGATTTGATCCGGCACTTCGGTGTCCGTAAAATAATCCGTCGTAATCCTGAACGGGAAGCCGACAGCATAGGTGTTGATGTAGGTATCAGGCTTCCGTACACCAGTGCGTGGCCATTGCATTGCTTGCGTATCAGTTGCCCTTGCGCCTAGGTAGCGCTCACGGTCAAGACGTTGTGCAGCCGTGTAAAGCGCGCGATTCTTCTGGTCATCAGTTGCTGAAGACCATGCAGTTACATCCGCATCTTCAACCAAGCCATCAACGATGGCGTTGGCATCACTCAGCGTCAGGTAACTGTTTGCGTTTGCTCCGCCCGCTGTTGCGTCGATTGTGATTGCCATTTGATGAAGGCTTAGAAGGCTTAGGTTCCGAAACTTCTAAAGAAACAGAGGCCGCTGCCGAAGCAGCAGCCTCACGTTCACGCAATCGTCGGAATGCGTACAGACCCATGATCAGGCAACCGCAGATGCAGTAGAACCCAGACCATACAGGGTAATTGCTTCAGAACCAGAGGTCACATTAGTGACGCGACCAAGGAAAATCTTGGAAGCATTCTGAACAACAGTGGCAACACCACTGACAGTAACGTCAGTGCCACCAGCAACGGTGATGGTATTAGCACCAGCCGAAGCATTCAGCACAACCACCATGAAGGTGGTGCCAACAGCACAATCACCGCCAATGGCGGCAACGATGTCTGCAGCGGCAGCAGTGGTGTAAGTAGCAGCAGCAGTAGGCACACCACGCACAATGACGTTGTAGCTGTTAGCTGTGCTCAGGGTTGCAGTCGCCGTAGGGGCTGCAAGTTTCATCTGCGCTGGCAGGAGACCGCCAGGGATGTCACCTAATTCAAAGATAGAAGCCATCGTTAATTACCTCAATCGAAGTTGGAAGTGACGGTGGCTCGCACGATACCAATGTTCTTGGTTTCGTACACCTTCGACCAGTTAGTGATGGTCTCCAGTTGTGCGCGAGTTGGGTTCGCAGTAGTCACGGCCCACTTAGCACCAACAGGGTGGTAGCAGTAGTGCAAGTCGATGGACATTGCATCGCTCTTGGCGAGAATGTCACGATCGGTTTCAGTCTGCAGTGCAAGCTGTTCGCCAGCGGCAACAGCACCTTCAGTGAAGAAGTAAACAGCGAACTTCTTGTCAGGAGAAGAACCGCTGGTTTGCACATCATCAGAAACGATCACGCGCAGACCCATAAAGGTCGGAACGCTGACTTGACCGAATGCGTTGGCAGTTGAACCCTGACTTGCATCAGAGTCAGCAGCACCAGTGTTGTCGTAGATGAAATCAATGGCACGACGCTCAACCAAGTCGTAGTACACATTGCTGTGCATACAAATGGCAGAGAGCTTGTCGCCTTGATCACCCAGTACAGCACGGGCTTCAGCAACGTGACGGGGAGACAATGCAGTCTCACCAGATCCACCACCATCAATGGTCAGTGCCTGGAAAGAAGCGGAAGCATTGTCAGTACCAACGGCACCGAAGATGCCGCCAAGGCATGACAGCAGATCCTTTTGACGCTGGTTAGCGATGTAATCAGCGATCTTGGCACCAATGGCAGCCATAGGATCAGAACCAGCAGCAAGTGCTGCAAGGTCACGCGCTTCAAATGCACGACCACGGTGCAGGATCACACCAACTTGCTTATCAGCAGTGATCTTGCCGGGAGTCAGTGAAGAACTGTCAGACAGAACTTCAAAGTCACCAGAAAGATTTGCTTTCCAGAAGGGAACGTTGACAAAATCACCGCCCTCGGTTGCATTCAGCTCAGCCATCGGCTGCACCACACCGGAAGCCAAGAAGGCATCGCGGGCAGTAGTAGCCTCAATAACATACGGCGTGAATACTTCCGGGACGATAATGTCAGAGCGAAGAGTCGCCATGACTAAAAATCCTCAAAAAGTTGTTTACGGTGTGGGCGTAACCCGATATGGCTCAGCGTAGCTTTGCCGTAGTTTTATATTAACGCCCAGCCGCTGCTTTCATCCGATCGTATAGATCACGATCAGTGCGGAACAGACGTGATTGTTCAGTCAGGTTGAAGTTATCAGGGCTAAATGGATTTTTCATCCCTGCTGGGACTTCACCACTGCTGCGACCTGATGGTGCACCAGAACCTTGTGGCTTCGGTGCTTTCTGCATCCACTCGGGCAATGATGCCTTGGCCCAATCAGCAACAGGCTTGCGCTCATAGCCATCAACGACAACAACAGTGCCATCGGCTTCACGCTCAATCTTGTCGGCTGACAGCTTGGTTTTGAGCACCAAGTCAGGATCATGCACAATATCGGCCAGTGCAGAAACAGCAGGGCTGATCAGCTCCAGTTCACGAACCTTTGCTTCAAGTTCTGCAATGCGCTGGTCCTTTTCCGCCGACGCCTCACGGAACTGCTGCTCCAAAGCCTGTCGTGCTTCGGTGTACTTTCCTTCGGATTCAAGTTTTGACTGTTCGGCTTGTCGCTTGAAGTCCAGCAGTTCCTGAATATCCACCCCATCAGGCACCGCCTTTGCTTTCTTGAGTTTGCCGATCAGCTCATGGTTTTTGCGCTCAAGGGCTTCAATGCTGCTTTTTAATGCTTCGGCTTCTGTGTTGCTAGCTACATCAGGCGATGTAGGTTCTTGATTCTGGTCTTCAGGCATTGTTAACCAACAAGGTTAATTTGCCTTCACACTATAACTATCCCTACCATTTTTCCTTGGCGGCCCAGAACGCTGCTGACATCTTGCCTTTAGCGATGTTCTTGGCGTGACGCGCCTTGAATGATGCACGACGTGCCTTTGCTGCTTTTGATTCGCCTTGTCGTGGTGGTGAACCTGATACGCCTTGCTGCCCAAAACGGATCAGCTTGATTTTGTCGCCTTCTTTAGCGAGTACCGCGTGAGACTTAGTTGGGTGGTTTGGCGTGCGCTTTGGTTTGTTGTAACCAGCGAAGGTCTCGCCACGGTACTCAATGCTCATGATCGTTTCGGTGCCTTGCGGAGTTGTGACTGACGCTTGAGCACTGGATTGCCGGTTGATTCAGATTTGATCCGAATCACAGGATCATCCTTACTGCCAACACGGGTGATGTTGCCACCAGTCGGACCTTTGATCATGGCGCGTTCACCAGCGATGCTGGTCACAACACCGTAAGTGCGCTTGCCTTGATAGGTCCAGCCAACACGATCCCCACGTTTCATTTTTTCTTGCCTCCTTTTTTGGTCATTGGCTTTTGAGGCTTTTTAGGGCCTTTGTTGTAACCAGGCATGATGCAGAAGCCGCTGAACTTAGTCTAGTTTGCCGTACCGCCTGCGTAAGTCTTGCAGCGTAAGTTCTGAACCATCGTCACGCACAAGTTTTGCCATTGCATCACGGGCGCCATGTTTGCGTGTTAGACGATCAAAGTATCTTGCCTTTTCTTTGCCTAAGGCTTCAATTTTGCGTGCTTTATTTTCTGGGCGGGCTAAC